CTCATCATTATAGCATCTGCAAAGTCGGGAGAAATGCCGTGCCTCTTTTTCAAGTCCTCTTTATTCGTCACTCGCAGTTTACCATCACTATCAAGCTTTTCACGTCTTATCATCTCTAATTCTTTAACAATTGTGTCCTTGTGCGTTGACTCAAATGTGATGAGATTATTTGTGATGAGTTCGCCAAGCTTAAAATAGCAATCAGATTTAAGATTCATATAATTATCCCGCACCGCTTTTGATCCGTTCAAAAATCCTTTGCATTTCAGATAATCAACTGCACCTCCACCAATCCCATCTTCATCACATAGTACATTTGAAAGCTTCACACCGTGCGATTTTACAAGTTGGTTAATGGTATCAACTACCTCGTTAATTGGTTTGTGTTTAAGCACCACAAATGTTTCAGCGTGTAACCCATTCCACACCACAATCACAGTTCTATCATCTCCCATCCGTGCAATATCCGCAGTTATGAATTTGTCAACGTTGGTATTAGCAGGTGTGCGAAAACATCGCAGTAAATCATCGTATTCATATAACCTATCCTTCGTCTCATCATAATCCCAATCCCCTTCCAAAAGTCTTTTGCGGTCAACTTCAGGCAGTAATAAAAGAGATTCAAGATACACTGGTGACACGTGCGGGTTGTCCGTTGGCAAAGCTTGGATGAATTCACGGTCTGACCTTATCAATCCACTACGTTTAGCATCAAAGAATTCACGATAGAGCCATCCTTTGTGTGGGTTGCAGGTGAGCAGTCCTTTGGGTTTGTCATTGATTAACTTGTAACGCACACGAGATGCCAAAATATTCACGCATTTCTCACTTACCTCCCCCGCTTCGTCCACAAAATAATCAGTCAACTCAATCGATCCAAAACGCTGGAACTCGGGATCTGATGGGGTATCTGCCAAGTCCATCAATATAGTTTGGCTGCCATTGAACCAAGTTATTACGTGGTCTTGTCCATTGTAGTTGTAATGTTTTCCCGCAATCAGATTGTGATGAGCGCAAAGTTCAAAGAATGTTTGCATAGTGGATAGGCGAAGCTTCTTTAATTCAGCACGGCCTATTAAGCCTCTGGTACCTGGATACTTTAATCTTCTTTTTATTTGCCAGTCGCATCCGAGGAATGACTTTCCTCCACCAACACCTCCACCATATAAAACCTGCTTGATGTCGCTATCTATTGCAAGTGCGTTGAGAGCAGCAATTTGCTTTTCGTGGAATTCGATTTTCACAATACCTCCTTTGCCTTTTGTTGTAAAATATGACTGTCCATAATGTCAGCATATACAAGCCTTGATAGTTCAGCCTGATAATCTTCTTTGATTCTATCCTTTGCCATCTTATCCAATCGCTTAAATTTATAGTCACTCATTTGATTTGCATCCAATGTCTTTTTGTATGCCATAAATTGCCAACGTTTCCATTCATCCTCACTCCACGTTTCATCCGTGTATGCGCCTAATTCGTACAACTTGCGTAGCTTCATTGGTGCTAACATCAGCACGTAATCACGTTTATTCTCTTTCCACAATTGCAAATCATTAGTAAACATTTGTAGCCAATTAACTGGAGTGGATTCATCTACTGAAGGTGCTGGGATGGATAGCTTTTGTTTCTTTTTGTCAATGGCAAGATTCATCTTCATTTTATATTCTGAATATTGTTTTAAGACATCAGAAAGAAAAGCAACTGACATTAGTCCAAAGCATTCCACACGTGGCCAATCCTGCCCAACTGCGTTAAGTTGGAAGGCAAGTGCCAACTCACCAATTGTAACGTATCTATAATGCCCTTGAATCACTCCATATAGTAAGTTAGTTTCTTCATCAGATGGTAAAGTCTTGATTCCGTAAAGAACAATCCCATAGGAGAGCGTTTGTTTGAAAATAGATAGCGTGCAATCTCCAAGATTGATTTGTTCTTGAGCCTGAAGATATGCCTTCTCATTATGCGTCAAGCCATTGTTGTAGGCTTGTCCGTTGTATTCTACCAATTGTGTCATTGTGTTGATTTTTAGTTACAAATTTAGTTAAGTCCCAAGCTGACCTCATCGCAGCTTTCCAGTCTTTCATCTTATTTTTTCCGTATTTCCAACCGGTGTTGGTGTAATGGGAGATAAAAACATCTGCAAAGTTGAGCGCATCTTCTGAAGTTGCGTGTGGAATCTTTTCAAGGAAGTGGTCTGCGACTTCCTCAAGAGATGGCACAATGAAACGACATTCTTTCGATTTTGTTTGTGACAACTGCATCTCCAGTTGGCTCACTCTTTCTTCGAGTGATGCTATTTTTGAGAATAAAGATTGGTTGTTGTTTTCCATTTAAAAGTTGTTTTAGTTCGCTGCAATTATACCCATACTTTTCGAATTTGTCAAAACATTCTTCAGCGATTGTGCGATAAGATGGATCAATCTTGTATAATTCAATGAATTTTTTTGCACTATGAATGGCCGTTGAATGTTCCAAATTAAACATTGAGCCGATATAATTCCAAGTGTGGTCAGAAGCAAAATAAAACAAAGCCATATAGTAACTTCTGGCGTCAGCAATAGGTCTTGTTTTTGTTCTTTGTTTTAACTTTTCGTATGGAATTCCAAGCACATCAAAGCAAATTTCATCAAGCACTTCGGCAACAGTTCTAAATTCGCCTACGTTTTTTATCAACTCATCTAAATTTTCGATGAGTTCAGAGTGTTCTGGATGGTCTAATAAATCTTTAAGATTAGTCAAATGCATTGCGCTCGTCACCTTCAAATTGTCAATGACTTTCATAAGGTCTTTATTCATTGCAGTAAATTGAAGGTTCGTATTCATTTTCATTTTCAGCAACTGCCAACTCAATGAGTTCGCATTTGTCCACGTTGATAAGCTTTGAAAGCTTTTCGATGTGATGAATTGACATTGTCAGCGGATAGCTTTCGTACTTGCGACCAGTTGGCCAAGTCACTTCCATCGCTCTCGCAAATTCCTGCGTATTGGCGAAATGGGTTTTAATTAGTGTTCTAAATTTCATAATGTTTTCTTAAATAGTTAAATAATTCTTTCGGGCTATCAAAGTTGATAACCCCCCTTAAAAAGGGAGGTCATCAGCGTTTGACATTTTACCATCCATTATCGCATCCTTGTAAGGATTGTCTCCGGTAGTCAAATAGATTTCAAATGCCTGAGCCGTAGCGCAAATGATTCCGATTTGTTTTTCCATTGGTTCACCTTCACCTTTGTGGAGATCAACGGCTGCCTTCAATGCTACTGCACGTGCAATGGCTGCATCCTTATCAGGATTAGATGCATACGAATTCGATGGAGTAGAATTGCTATTGCCTTTCCAAGCGGGTTTATCAGACTGCAACATCTTGATTGACCAATACTTTCCTTTCTGCGTGTACTCATAGTTCCTTTCGTCACCTACTTTGTAAGGTGGTGTCTGTGATTTGGACAATGTACCTCCGACATCTCCGTTCTCCATTTCTACTTCGAATTTGAAGTACTCATTCCAGGTGCCATCAGCTTGGATGGACTTGATTTTTGATGTTTTCATCTTGTTTTGTTTATTAATTATTGATTGATATTCTTTTTCTAAATCCGTTTCAAAGTCAATGTGCATCATAACTCCTTTGTAAGCAACTGTGATAAGCCTACCTTGACTCAATTCATATTCCTCTCTTTTGCGTTCACGATAGGATAGAGGCTTACCAGTTTCAAACTCTTTCCAATATTGATACACACATTGCTTTTGTTCACGTTCTGCATCAGCTGAATATTCATCGTAGAACTGACTCATCTCTTATATGTTTTTTCTTTGAGCAAATCCTCCATCCTTTCAAATGGTTTGCGAGGTGAGGCATCAGCAATGTGTTGAGCGATTGCGTTAAAGTCAAGTTGCTCCTTTGGATAACTCGCAGATTGTACGCAGATAAACTTGCGTGGGTAGGTGCTATCAAATTTGCTCATAACCTATGTTTTTCTTTAATTTGTTAACTAAATCAATTGCTTCTTCAGGTGTCATTAAAAATGCATCTTCTTCGTTTGACCTCCATTTATTAATCAAATGCGTTATTGCTACTGTTTCCTTATGTGTCAATAAATAAATACATTCACTCAGAGGATTTCTTTTTGGTTTGAAATCTTCAATATTTCTACCATAAATTTCAATCTTTTTGTACTGCATAATTACCCGATGTGTTTAGTGATGAACAAAGGTGCTGACTCAATTGGATAGTATTTTGTCATTGTCCAGCAGATGTTTCCAATCATTCTGCAAAGTGCGATTTCGTTACCTGCAACGTGGATTTCGTTGATGCCGTTTCTTGCAATTAACAATCTTCTTTCTCTTGATACTGTGCTTTTTTTCATTGTGTTTGTTTTAATTGTTTGTTTGTTTGGCAAATCTATAAATAAATTTTGATTTGTCAATAGTTTTATCAAATTATTTTTAGTTTTCCAATGTTTTCAAGGGTTTCAAGATGCATTTTTTTTTTGATGAATGTCAAAAATGTATCTTAAATTAGTCACGTGAAAGGTAAAATTTTACATAGTTTGAAGCCACGTGCGAAAAAACCATTTGCAGGTGAAGCAGGATTGCAACAATCAATCATTCAATATCTCAAAATGTCTTATCCAAATGCCTTGTATTGCGCCTCCGCCGGTGGTATGTTTACAAGTATGAAGCAAGCCATTAAAATGAAGGCTACTGGATATGTAAAAGGTTTTCCTGACCTTCAAATATGTGAACCCAATGGCAAATATTTTGGTTTATTTATTGAAGTCAAGACTGAAAAGGGTGTAGTTAGTAAGGAGCAGAAGGAATGGATCAAGGAGTTGAACAAAAGAGGGTATTTCGCTACTTATGTAAAAGGCTTCGATGAGGCCATAAAAGTAATTGATGATTATTTCAAAGGCACAATATGAGCAACATCGCAGGTTAGCTATTAACTTATGTGGTGGCAATGTCTATGAAGCAGATGATTTGCTTCACGATACTTTGCTTTGCATCTTTGAGAATAAATCAACCATCAAGAATTCAGAGCACTACATTAACCACGCTTTAAAGATAGCGCATTGGAGTAATCGCAGTCATTACCACAACACCATCAGGAAATTTAATCAGATGTCTGATGAACCAACGGAATCGCAACTGCGAGATTTCGAAAGTGTGGAAGTGTGGTTAGGTGACCGTATCACAAATGAGCAGTTGGATATCTTGATTTCACGGTTACCAATGTTGGAGCGTGAAGTATTTTACTTATATGCTTTAAACGATTTCAGCTATCAAACGTTAAGTGATGAAACTGGAATACCAAAGAAGGCACTCTACAACTTTGTCAAATACGCAAAAAACGAAATACGAAAAGCAATAGTCATATGATTAATAAGATTATCCAAATGGCAAATGAACGGATGCATATCTGCATTGAATGCCCCGTGTACAATTCCACTACTCGCACGTGTGGAATGCCATTAAATAAGTTAAATCCGTTTTCTAAACCCGTCACCCTAAATGGTGTGACCTTCAAACCTTGCGGTTGTTTCCTTGACTTAAAAACGAAGATGAGTTTTGCTGATTGTCCTGCTGGCAAATGGCCCAAGATTGTGGATGCGGAATTGGTAGAACAAGCGAAGGCATTAATTGAGGAGGTGAAACGCACCAATGTCCTTTCTGATGGCAATAGAAAGCTATTAACGCAGTTAGATACCATAATGAAGGGTACTAACACAAAGACGAGCAGCTGCATTCCGTGTGTCAATAAAATCATTGACGAACTTCACAACCAATTAAAGCGTGAAGAAGTGCTACCTACTGAAGAAGAACAACCACAACCGAAAAAACGTGGAAGAAAATCAAGAAAATCAGGAGTATGATGAGCCTGCTACATTTTTGTTTTATGTCCTATTTACTGATAGGCTTATCACTTATTGGACTGATGGCCGTGATGATCCTACGGCAAACCCTACGTTTTACAGTTGAGAATATTTTGGGTATGCTATTCACTGCTTTTTGTTGGCCAGTTGTTTTGGCAATGACAATAGTAGAATTGTTCAAAAGTAGTGATTAACTTTTAAGGCAACCATTTAACTGAATCACTATCTTTGTAGTGTTCAGTAGTTCCGATGATTTCCCCCTTTGATTTAGGACGCTGAACACGTTTAAATCATTGGGGGAGTTTTTTTTGATATCTGAATAAGGTTTTTTCCCGTTTTAATCCCTTGCTATGTAACTATAATTAAGTAGCAAATAAAAGCGATTGCGAAAAGAACCATCACTCGATTTGGTATCGGAATAGATCCGAGAGATTTGTTGAGTGATGAACAACATTGATTAAATAATCTACGCTCTGGTGAGGACCAACGTAGTGGTGAAGGGAAGTAAAGATACCTATCAATGCCAGAACCTAACTGGAACTTTTGGGCAATGAGTACTTATCAATTATAGTTAAATAGATAAGTAAATAGGATTGAATTTGGATTGAATGTAGCTTCAATCTTTTTTCACCTAAAAACCTTACTATGGATATAACTGAAGTAATTAAATTAAACCCAAATAATTAGGTCTTATCTTAAAAAAATTAGTAACTTTGATATATGATAATTCTACCTGCACAAATCGAATCAATCAAAAGTCGCAAGGACAAAACTACGGCCATTGTGATAGGCACTAATGAATTAACTCCAGCTACGGCAGGTCAACTATTCAGCTTGCAGAATTCATTCGTTTACGTGGCTCTAAAAGAGGAGGAATTCGCTACTAATGAAAGGGATATCTTGAACGACCTTAAAGCGGACTTTGAGATTGAGCGCAAGAGTAATGGTCAAAGACTTAGAAATATCCTCTATAAGCTATGGGAAAGTGATAAGGAGGGATTCCTTACCTTTACCCGGTACTATGACCACAAGATGGAGCAGTTAATAAATCACTTTAAGAGTAAGTTAGAATTGTAAGTATCAACAAAATTCAATCGCATATGCCATTTGAAAAAGGAAAATCGGGTAATCCAAACGGTAAGCCTCAAGGTGCTAAAGGTCAAAAGACTTTGCAATGGGAGGCATTAGGTGAATCAATCACAGGTCAACAAGCGGAGCAGTTCAATGACTTCCTCAATAAGCTTTGGGGATCAAGAAATGATGA